GTATGTTGTCTAGCACCGAAATCACTCCACGGCAGTTCCCACGTGAAGCTGATAGGTTCACCTTTGTATTCTTCCCAACTATCAGGTTCTAGCTCACGAGCAGTTTGGAAGTCTGCTGCTGTTGTTGTTACATCTGCTAGACACTTGTACACTAGCCCATCATGGCTATCGAACACACGATCTTTGGTGTGATATGTCTGCCCACTTGTCCACGAAACGAAATCGTACATGCCATACCAGTCAGCGTACACAGGGTTCTCAGGTGAACCATAGCGCATCATGTAGCCGTCAGGTGTGAACAAGAATGCGCGACCTTCCAACGTGCCGCAGCCGCAGTTGAAGCGCAGATACTCCTTAGTCTTGAAGCGCGACCATGCAAACAGCTTCAACTGTGGTACGTAGTGGTAGATGTAGCCAATGGAGCCGTCGATGACTGGTTGCACAGTGACAATGTTGCCGCCGCCACTTGTGTTAGTACTCGTCGTTGTTGGTAGTTGTGCATCTATCTCTATAAGTAAGTAGTTCTCACTCAACACTCCTAGGACTTTGCGTGTACCGTTGATTTGCTCTGGCAGGATTGTGCTAAACCCTGTGGCACCTGCTATAACTACAAAGTCGCCCTGCTCCAACAAGTGCGCATCGTGGCGCAGTATTAGCGAGTGCTGTGTGAATGGATGGCTAGCCATGTCTAAGTCGAAGTAGAACGGATCATCTGTCAACTTGCGTACATCTTGTGTGTCGAACTTAGGCAAGTAGAAGTGCACTGTTTTATTCTTGCCATCGTAGAAGCCAAACGCCTTCAAGCGCATAGTGTCCTTACGCATACGCCCAATGTGTCTGCTCAACATCGTTTCGACATAGTTGCTCACACGTTCAGGTACGACTGCGTTGCTGAGTGCTGACAACTTAGCACTAGGCACACCGTTGAAGTCCAACATGAACACATCGCTGCCTATCTCTACTATCGAACGAGGTGCATTGGAGCCGAAGCCGTTTAAGGTGTCGATGGGTTGTGGATCGTGCTGACCTGCATCGTTGTACAGACCGAGCTTCATCATAGTTGTCGAGTTAGGAGAGATGACCAGTAGTGCGTCTTTGATCGTAGCAAACCCACGCACTGTTTGCTCTGGACTAGCAGCAATCTTAGACATATCAATGTCAACAGCGTCGTTAGGATTAGGTGCATCGCTGTAGACCATCGAAGTATCCTTGGCCGCTATGCGTATCTCTGTTGTGTGTGTTGGATACTGTGATGGGTCGGTGTCGTGTACAGTGAAGAACCTGAATGCTGACTTGCAAGCGTCGAATGCGGGCACCTTGTCATTACTAAACGAGTTGCCGGGGTCTACTAGGTACAACACCCACTGCGTTGTATCTGTACGTGTGAAGTCTATACTCAGTGGCTTATCGTGTCCGTTGCTACAGATCAACTCTTTGCCGAATATGTCAAGTGCAACGAAGTCAGTATAACTCCAACCAATAGGTGCACCGGGGAGCGCTGCAGCTACCTTCTGGCTCCATATACGTTGTATAGTCTTTGTGCGGTCGATTGTTAATATCTCACCAGCACTGGTCCACAGTAGTACGAAATTAGCGAAGTAGCGACATTCAACAGGCTCACCGCCTAGTGCATGTGTATCACGTGTCCAGTGCAGCGGGAATGCACTGCTAACACCCGTAGCTGTTGCTTTACCACTTACAACTATCTCAAACGTGTTAGCATCTACTACACGACGAATGCCATGAGTTCTGTTAAGCATCTCAGCAGTGATGCCATTGAAGCTGCCACCTATGCCCACAATGGTAATGTGATCGCCAGCTACAAAAGGATGCGCAGTGAATAGAACAGAAACAATGCTGCTGTCTAGTGTAGTAGCTATTCCTGCTGCTGCTACTGTGCCACTGCTCTCTACACCTTGTTTCAGCTTCAGCCACATCTCATAACCGAAGCGTGGACCTGCGCGACGGTCGGTGTATGTAACCATGTTGTCGAAGACTGGCGAGAACTTGCTAGTTAAGTTCTGCTCACTGTCAACTACGTTCAACCCACCACCGAAGTCACGGATAGTGGTGTTGTTGAGCTTCGGTGTAGGCCGCGGCTGCTTTGGTCTGCCTAATGGCTTGAGCCGCGTAAGCATCTGTACCATAGTCAGGTCCACCTGTTGACTGTTGAACGTGATGACATAACAGTATCAAGTGGAATGTTGAAAGTCTGCCTATTGAACTGACTGAGTGCATCCTGAAACAAGATGCGAAACTTATCGCTAGCGCCGGGATTTGTGCCATCATCTTCAAGTACGTCCCAACACGTGCCTAACATCAACAACTGCGTGTCCATGAATATCTCATCGCTGTCTTCTTCAAAGTCGTTAGGCTTGGTGCGATATGTCACGTACACCTTGCCAATAGTGTTAACTGGCAGCACTCTAAACCACTTTGTCTTGTTATTGCCGAGTGGTCGTAAGCTAGGATAGTTAATGTCAATGTCTCGTACATTCATTGGTGCTATTGGCAGTGGTTTGTGTGATCCTTCCCAAAACACACTGTGCAGATCGCGCCAGTCTTTTAGCTTGTCATCTAGGGCATCTGTAATGGTGCCAGTGACGCCATCGAGTGTGTGTGGTTCTTGGTATGTGGTGTAGTCAGGTAGCCAATATTCTCTAAACAACATGTCGAACTTGTGCTGTACTGCTAACTGTATGCGTGGCTCTGCGTATATCTGCGCGTCAAGCCCTTCAACAAGCGCTAAGCGCTGCAGCACCTTTGTAACAATGTCACCGAATGTAATCATTGCAAGCTCCCCACGTGTGTAGTGTACACGAGCGGCCTGTGTGGTGGACTAACCACACAGACCACTCATGCCCTCTCCGCACCCTCAGAACTACGCAATCACGTGGGCCGCACCATGTAGATTGTTGCGGTCTACTACACAAGTGAACCTGTAGCTACGCACACCATCGGGAGCTAGGTTAGGTGTGTAGGTGCCACGAGGATCACCACTAGTAAGTGTCTGTGGAGATACACCAGCTACAAGCGCACCTGCAGTTGGCGTTACATCACTTGTCAACTCACTGAGTATCGTCGTGCCAAGTACTTTATAAGGCACTCCTAACACAGCGCCGTAGCCGACATTGATAGTTGTACCTGCAGTCAAGCCATATGCCACGTTCACAATGTCAGCAAACATCTTCTTGCCGACAACAGGTGTAGCACCTGTGAGTGTGAAGCTCTCCTTCATAGCTTGACCGAGATAGTCAAAGCCGTACACAGTGACGTTAGATGTAGCAGCACCGCTAGCTACAACTGTGATGTTACGGCCATAGCGACCTAGCGAACTAGGATTGAAACCAACTACCGGCGACGAAGTGCCAGCAGCAGCGATTGACTGTGCATTCAAGATACCTGTAGCAAGCGCTGCAGGAGGTGCAGGAATGTCAACAGTAGTAATGCCGTCAACGCCTACATCAGCCGCGTAGCAACACGCTTCTACACGGTTGTTGATGCGACGCATACCGGGGATAGCAACTTGTACCGCCATGTGTCTATTCCTCTACTTGCTCTGGCTCTTTGCTCGCAAGCAACTTCTCCACCAACTGTGGATCGTTCTCTACTAGCCGCGTGAGAACATCGAGCGCTGTCTTCTGTTTGTCTGACAATGCAGCATTCATCTGCTGCATTCCTACTGGTGTATCGTCACCGCCTTCGATCAACAAAGGAACAAGATTGCGGTCGAGCTTCAAACGCACAACATCTTCGTGCGACAGAAACACGCTATCACCGCGCAGTGTGCGAACCATGTAGCCTTCAACCTCTACATCGGTAGGTACAATGCGGAAGCCGATTTCATCTTTGACTGTTCGATTTACGATAGTCTTACGCTTCATCGGCTCTATAGTGTATGCAGGAACGGGCTTCTTACGCTCGTCCATGCTGTAAGCTGCGCGCTTCTCTTGGAAGCTGACTACTCCTGTCGGCGTTTCAGCCATCTTGTGCTCCTTAGTCGTTGACGACTGCGTGGGTTCTATACTGTTTCCAAGTGCAGAATTGACATTGCGTGATGACACGTTGGCCGTAGCCGTCAATCGTCCACGGTGCTGTCAAGTCAACATTCTTCATGTTGTTGTCGCCGAGGATGTGTAGACGGAGATAGGTGTCATTCAGGAAGTATGCACGATCAACTGGACAGCTTTCGTCGTAGATGATCGGCACACCGTTGTGACTAACACCATCAAAGCCAAGGTCCATCATGCGCTTGCCGCTGCTGGTGTTGGTCAGTGGGATAGTAAGCTTAGACCGAACAGCAGCACGATACAGGCGGTAGTGATTTCTTCCCGCGATGATGACTTTAGGACGCTCAGTGCCTTGTTTAAGATCAAGCAGCACATCGTCGTAAGCCTCTTCGATGTTTGTGGAGTTGAGTGTGCCAGCGAAGTCGTAGCTGCTAGGACGCCACTGCACTTCTAACGCCCTATCAACGCCAGCAAGTGAGCCAGTTGTGGGATCGTCAGGTATAAGCAGAGCAAGTCCATTAGGATCGTTGCCACCACCAAGGCCGTAAAGATAAGCACTGAACTTCTCCTTGATGCTGAGTTCGAGTGCTTCAAGTTTACCCTGAAGCAACTTAACAGCGGCTTGTTCACCCTTGTTCTCGTCTTCTTCCTGATTGCTGATGATGACTGTACCAGCAATACGCGACCACCTATACTCTAGTTTGATAAACTCTTGCGTCTGTTGTACAGGTAGACTGTCATAGTACTGATAACTGCCCACTGTCGGATTGCGACCAGTCAACAGTGGATTAGTGATGTTGTAACCGCTGCTTTCATTCTCAATGCGGTCACGTGCGAAGCACCACGCCATGAGCGCGTTGCTCTGCATGGCTGCTACTATGAGCTTCTTACGACTACGCTCAATAGTAGTAGCAAGTACGTTTTGGAGTACAGGCATTGTGTCTGTGTCCTACTTGTTGTTGAGTTCTGTGAAGACCGCTGCAGCAATGTCACGCCAAGGTGCATTGCTCCTGAAGTCTGCACGCGAATTTGTAGTGCTTTGAGTAGGGACGTTGCTTGCCCCGCGCATACCGCCGGGAGTTGTTCTACGTCCACTGCCGTTACCACGTTGGCGCTGCATAGCTTGCTCAATCTGCGGTCGGAGTGGTGACGTAAAATCGAAGCCTCTGCGTTCTACCCAACTACGAAGCTCAAAGTATGCACGTTCTGGCGTCAAGCCATGTTGTGATACTAAGTTGCTGATTTCCACACCATGTGTCTCAGCATGAGGATGACTAGCGACAAATTCTTCCATCTGCACTTGTGCAGTTTGCTCAATCTGTTGCTGCCTTTGTGCTGCTTTGGTCTGCTGTTCAAGCGGGCCTAGTCGTCTGTCGAGTTCATTGGTAATGACACGAGCATTGATGCTAGGAACAGCGTCATTACCAAACAACTGCTCCATTGTAACGCCAGTAGATAGCACACGTGCAACAATATCGCGCACGGCTAAGATTGGGTCTTTTTCTGCTAACGCGCGTAGCTGTATAGCTTCCTGTGCCATCTGCGGCGACAGGTTGTTCTGCTTCATCATCGTGTCGATGGCGGCGAACTGCGCGTAGTGTTGTTGCATCTGGCGGAGTTGACGAGATGCTTGGTTAGCTGCGTACTGTGCTCTGTTGAGGTTGTACGCAAGCTGCTTCTCTCGCCTAGTCGCTGCAACCACTTGCCCATTCTTATCAAGTAGTTCTCCTTTAGGCCCTTTCTTGGGCTTTTCAGGGAATAGCTGCTCATCCTTACTTCTTCGCTCGCTTCTATGTACGTCTGATCCAGTTTCTCCCTCAGACTGTTGCTGTCCGCGCCCATCTTGTTCTCCTTGCTGCGGCTCTAGAGGCAACTCCTGCTGCTGCGGTTGTCCTTCTTCACTGCCACTATCACCTTCGGGTGTAGTAGGTGTATCTTGAATGCCAAAGCTGTTACCAACTGCATCCATCAGGTCTTCTTGCTCTTTAGGCATTGTAGCCTCCTATGCTGTAGCACCTTGTTGCATCTGTTGTATCATCTGCGCTGCAATGTCAGCAACACTACGACCGCGCGCCAGTTGCATACCGAGTTGCTGCTTCAACATCGGAGGCAAGCCGTCAATTAAGCGAGCTACTTCCTGTACTACGCTAGCTATGTCGTCAATCTGCGGCGCTCCACCACCACTAGCGCCACCTGCACCTCCTACACCACCACCAGCACCTTGCGGTGGCTGTTGTGCAGCCATTGCACGCTCATGCATCTGCGCACCAGCTTGTTTACTGGCTTCATCTGCGCTCTGTTGCGCTTGTTGTTGTTCTGGCGATGGTCCGCTAGTCTCTTTGATGATGCCTTTGTAGATTAGCTCCCAATCTGTCTGACTTATGACAGTGTTATCGAATGCTGTTGCTAGAACCTTCAATGCAACTACCGCTGCAATGGGTGTCGCACGAGTGAACTGACCGATGATCTGCGAAATTTGCAGTGCTTGCTCTTTCTTCGCCCTAGAAGTAGGTTTGAGAGTGCTACCACCCACAACACGAGGCGTGAATGTCGTCCGAATGTCACTTGCATTCATCTTCTCCCAATTTGCGCCTAGTTCATCACCGAGTAGTGTGATAACTTCGTCTTTTTCCATGAACTGCAAGCACATTTGTGCTACTAACCACAGAACAGTACCTACGCTGTCTTCAATAGCGTCCATCTTCTCATCAGCGCGTGTCTGTGTTTGACTTTCGTAGCTCTCTATTGCCCTGTTGGTGGTGTTTGTCTTGTACTCGACACCACGTTGGACACTCGTAACACCGGAGAGGCGGTCAATCGCTTCAAGAACAGGCTTCTTGTCAAAGAATTTGATGGCGTCGGCACTAGGTGGTAGTAGTGGGCCGAGTACATCACCGAGCTTCTTGCCCTCTGGCAAATCCAAGCCGATTGTATTACTATCGAGTGTGCCAGAGATAAGACTTTCGAGTACGTCTGCGCTCTTAAGTGCATTCTTGTCATATGCTACCTTACCTGCAGCGAAGCGACGTACTTTAGACCACTCATTATTGATGATGTTTATGTCATCCTGTTGATCTAGATAGTAGGTAACTTCGCCCTTCGCGTACATAGCGATTGGATCAGTGTGGAACTCCATTGGCACCACACTAAAGAACTGGTCAAGTGAATAAGGATCATCCCATACCCACAGAGGATAGCACCAGTCATTGCAGTTGTATAGTTCAACTCGTCTTGTGACCTTATCCCATACATAGACCACCTTCGTCATCTGCGCAGCGAGGAAGCTACGCTGATCTGAGTAGCCGTACTTAGCATACTCTGAGGTTGAATAGCTGAATAGTTGGAAGTTGTCTGTCTGACCGCGTTCACCTTGATCCGGTGACACGCCAGCTTTGATAACATTAGTAGGCGAGAAGATGCTCTCCCACTCATCACTGTCAGGCTTCTTACGTCCAAAGCGCGCACGTATGAGAGATGTATACATTAAGTCTTCAATCATCACCCAATTACATTGACCACTGAGGTCTAGGTCGGTAGCTGTAGGATCGACTATTATTTGATCCGGTCGGCGTACCTTTACCCACGGACCACTTGGAGTGAGCATGTCAATGGTTTCTTCAAGTGCAAGCAAGTTACCTTCGACCTGTTTAATGTCCTTCTGCGACTTAGCCTGTTGTAGTTCAACACTCAGCTTTTGTATTTCTTCTAGCGCTGCTTCGCTGCTGTTTTCGCGCAGTGTATAACCGACTTCAAACCAGCCTAC